ACAGCAAACGGTGCGTGCGGAAATGACTAATATGTTGCCGCAAATCGCACAAGCAGCGAAAGGCGCGGTATTGGATGCAAAGCGGCGCGGTGGATCATTTAGCGCGGCATTTGGGGTTTAATTATGGCAATCACTTATCCACTATCGATGCCGACAAACACAAACGTAGCAACTGTCAGCTTAATAGCGTCAAACACAGTTGGCATCACCACATCACCATATAACTACAAACTGACGGTTTATAAGCATCAAGGTCAACGCTGGGAAGCTGACATAAACTTGCCGCTGATGAAACGCGCAGATGCCGAAGAATGGATCACATTTTTTATGAAGCAATATGGCGGCTATGGCACGTTTTTGCTTGGCGATCCGAACGCAGCTACACCACGCGGCAGTGCGGCTACAACGGCTGGCACGCCGGTTGTGAACGGTGCAAGCCAGACAGGTGACGAACTGGCCATAGACGGGCTTCCTGCGTCAGCTACGGGCTATCTAAAGGCGGGTGATTATATCCAGCTAGGCAGTAGCGGCACCGCACAGCTTTACAAAGTGCTAGATGATGTCAACAGCAACGCATCTGGCGAAGCCACATTGACGATATGGCCAGATCTGCGGTCGTCACCGGCTGATGGTGCAACGGTTGTCGTGACTGATGCAAAAGGTGTTTTCCGGCTATCAACACCGACACACAACTGGAATATTGACACAGCCGGTTTCTATTCAATGGCATTCGGTGCAGTTGAGGCGTTATAAATGGCTAGATCGATTGGCACTAACTTTGAAGCTGAATTGGCGGCTGGCGAGGTTCAGCCGTTTTTTGCTGTGCGTATGGATTTTGACGGTGGCGTTGTAACTGTTTGGAATGGTTACGGTGAGATCACGATTGACAGTGAAACATATGTTGGATCTGCAACCTATCTAAATTTAACCGAAATTGCAGAAACAAGCCAAGTGCAAGCTAACGGCATCAATATCACGTTGTCTGGTTTAGATAGCAGTTTAGTGTCTGCGGCATTGTCAGAAAACTATCAGGGCAGATCGTTAAAAGTATTTTTTGGCTTTTTGAATGACAGCGGTGCGATCATTGACACACCATACACAATGTTCAGCGGTCGTATGGATGTGATGACGATTGAAGATGCTGGCATCACATCAACAATTAGCGTCAGCGCAGAAAGCCGGTTGATAGATTTAGATCGCAGCCGCACTAGACGCTATACAAGCGAAGATCAAAAAATTGACTACCCAAGCGATAAAGGTTTGGAAATGGTGGCTAGCTTGCAAGATAAACAGATCACTTGGGGGACTTAAATGGGTTTTTTTAGTGATTTTGTGAAAACTATATCAAACCCAAGCACGTTAATCACGGCTGCGGTGACTGTTGGGCTAACCTATGCAACGGGCGGCACTATTCTTGGCTTGACGGCATTGCAAGCATATGGGGTTGCTGTCGGTGCTACAGCGGCTTTAAGTGTTGCAAGCCAAGCATTAGCACCAAGACCAGAAATACCTAGTTATTCATATTCGCTTGGCGATTTTCAACAAAATGGCATAAAACGCACACAAAACGTTAAACAGCCAGTGCAGCCACGTAATGTTATTTATGGCACTGTGCGGGTTGGTGGCACCATTGTTTTTATTGATACAACTGAAGATGACAAGTTTTTGCATATGGTTTTGGCGGTTGCTTCGCACGAAATCGAAAGCCACGGCAGAGTATATTTAAATGACACATTTGTATCTGCACCGTCTGCTGGTGAAACGCTTGGCGCGGTCATTACGGCACCATATAACGGGCAAAAAGTTTATATAGCTAAAAAGACCGGCACAACAACGCAAACCGCATTTAGCGATCTTGTATCTGCAAGCAGCAAATGGACAAGCAACCATCGGCTGCAAGGTATTGCGTCAGTCTATGTCAGATTTGAATATGACCGCGATGTGTTTCCCACCGGCTTGCCAAATGTGTCAATGCAAGTATCTGGCAAAAAGCTATATGACCCGCGTGATGGCACGACAGCGTTTTCATCAAACCCTGCGCTGGCAATACGCGATTATCTGACTAATGACACATATGGGTTTGGTGCCGATAGCACAGAAATCGATGATGATAGTTTTGAGACTGCGGCTGACATATGTGACGAACAAGTGACATTGACCGGTGGCGGCACACAAAATCGTTATGAAGTACACGGCAGCTTTAACACCAATCAAAGCCCGAAACAGGTATTAGAACAGCTTTTGACTAGCTGCGGCGGCACCATACATTTTGCAAACGGCAAATTTCATCTAAAAGTGGCTAAATATGTTGCGCCAACAATTACGCTTGATGAAGATGATTTGCGCGGGGCTATATCCCTGCAAACGCGGCGCAGCGCACGCGATAATTACAACGCTGTAAAAGGTGTGTTTGCACCGGCGTCAACAAGTGCTGATGGTCGATTTTACACGCCAACTGATTACCCTGCATATGTGTCCAGCGCGTTTGTGACTGAAGATGGCGGCGAAACCAAATTTTTAGATTATGATCTGCCATTCACCACTGATCCGGCTATGGCGCAGCGTCTGGCAAAGATTGCGCTTTTCCGCAACCGGCAACAGATCACAATGACAATGCCTTGCACCATATCAGCATTCAAGCTGTCGGTAGGTGACACAGTTATGGTGACAAATGAGCGGCTTGGTTTTAGTAGCAAGGTCTTTGAGGTCAGCGAATGGTCGTTAGCGGTTGATGTTGGTGCGAATGATCAGCCGGTCATCGGTGTCGATTTGACATTGCGTGAATTGAATAGCGCAGTGTTTGATTGGAATGCCGAAGAACAAACATTTGCGTTTGACAATACAAATCTGCCAGACCCGTTTGCCTTGCCTGCGCCTACTGTTACAACAGCAGAAAACACGGTTACAATAAATCAACAACCGCTGTCTGTTATTGAGGTAACAGCATCAAGCACCAACCCACAGGTCGTGAATTTTGAGGCTGAATATAAAGAAAGCACAGATAGCACTTATATCAGTTTAGGCATTGCCAGCGGTGGATTTTTCACAATACCAAATGTGCAGTCAGATATTACATATGATATCCGCGTGCGTGGCATCGGCACACTAGCGAGATCGCCTTATACATCTGTGCAGCATACAGTTTCTGGTGCGCTTGATGCGCCATCTGACGTGACAAATTTCAGCGTGAATATTATTGGCGAACAGGCTGATCTTATTTGGACGCCGGTGACTGATCTGGATTTGTCACATTACATTATCAGACATTCACCGCTAACAACTGGCGCAACCTATAATAATTCACGCACACTTGCTAAAAAAGTGTCACGACCGGCAAACACAGCAATCGTTCCGGCATTGACTGGCACATATTTTATTAAGGCAGTTGACAAGTTTGGCGGAACATCAACAAACGCGGCAAGCAGTGTTGCGCTTGTGGATGCCATAGCTGGCTTCAACTTTGTTGATGAGGTGGTTGAACAGACTGCATTTGCTGGCACAAAAACAGATGTGGTCGTAATTGATAATAAATTGCAGCTAGACACTAGCATTTTGTTTGATAGCGCAACTGGTGATTTCGATGACGCTACTGGTCTATTCGATGGCGGTGGCGGTTTTGTTGCGTCATCTGGCACATATGATTTTGCAAATTATATTGATCTGACTGCCACATACACCGGCACAGTAAACACGAACATTAAAACCACACAGCTATCACAACACGGCGGGACGCCAACCAGCGGCGCGACAGATGTTGACCTATTTGTTAGCACGACCACAGATGACCCCGCTGGTACGCCAACGTGGACTGCATACCGGCCATTTATCGTGGGTAGCTATACTGCACGCGCTTTGCGGTTTAGGGCTGAACTATCGACCACTGAAAGCGATGAAACGCCAGCAATCGAAGAATTAGAAGCATCTGTGCAACTGCCGACCCGCACCGAAAGTGACAACGATATACAGTCTGGCACTGGCGCAAAAGCGGTCACATTTACAACGCCATTTAAAACATTGCTGGCAGTGTCTATATCTGTCGGGGATATGCAAAGTGGCGATTACTATGCTATAACAAGTAAATCAGCAACCGGCTTCACTATCAATTTTTATGATAGCACTGACACTGGCATAAGCAGGGTTTTTGATTACGTTGCAACGGGGTTTTAGATGTCACAACACGATTATGTAATAGACAATCAGACGTTTCCGAACACGCGCACAGATTTAAACAATGCGCTGGCGGCTATTGTTAGCACAAATGCCGGTGCAACCGCGCCGACAACCACATACGCATATCAACTGTGGTATGATACGGCCAACAATCTGTTAAAGATGCGGAACGCTGATGATGATGCGTGGATTTCACTGTTTACATTTGATCAGACCGCAGATACAGCCGAACCGCTTGCCGGTGGCGGGGCTTCATATTTTCTAGGCGAAAACGGCGCGTCCGGCGATACCACAAACGGGCTTGGCGATATTATACGGGTACACGAACAACAGCTTGACACAGATGTGACCATACCTGTTAGCACAAATTCCGGGGCTTTCGGCGCGTTGATAATCAACGCCACGTTGACAATAAATGGCACTTTCACGGTGGTTTGATATG